CAGAAGCTTTACACCTAGCCAAACAATCAATCATGCAAGTGGGTAGAAAGATAGAAACTAGAGTGGGTACTGCTCTTGAGTTCCCTACACCAGTTGCGATTACTTATAATCACCCACAAGAAAGAGTTATATTCTACGAAGAGCGTGATGCTAACCCAATATTTCACTTCATGGAATCACTCTGGATGCTGAACGGTATGCGTGATTTAGAAACAGTGCAGTATTATAATAAACGTATGCGTGACTTTAGTGATGATGATAAAACTCTGCAAGGTGCATATGGTTATAGGTGGCGAAAGCATTTTGAGTTTGACCAACTTAAAATAATAATTGAACGTTTAACCTCATACAAAAATGATAGACGTGCCGTATTAGCCATGTGGGATGCAAAGCAAGACTTAACACATTTAAACATTAGTAAAGATATACCTTGTAATACTCATGTTTATTTTAGCATTCGTGATGGTTTTTTAGATATGACTGTATGTAATAGAAGTAATGATTTGATATGGGGTTGTTGTGGTGCTAATGCAGTTCATATGAGTTATTTACAAGAATATATAGCGAGTATGTGTGGTGTCAGTATGGGCTTTTATACTCAGTTTACACATAACCTCCACGCTTATTTAGATACACTTACTCCATTAAAACAAATGCAACCTGATTATGATTCATATGCAGTTAGGCAAATAGAATACCAAACACCTTTAATGAATCACCCAAAAGTATTTGATGAAGAGTTAAAGTTGTTTATGGTTAGTCCAATAGGTAAAGAATTTAAAAATAAAATATTTACCGAAGTAGCCATACCAATGTTTAGATTGTGGGTAGCATGGAAAAGTAAAAACTATTTAGAGTGCATGAGTGCTTTGTCAGAAATCAAGTCGCAGGACTGGCACATTGCATGTAAAGAGTGGATTGATCGTAGAAAGGACAAACTCAAATGACAAAAGAATATAGCCCTATTATAAAAGAAACAGAAATTATAAGTGCCGAGGACTGGACTTCACTCGACAAGGCTGAACAAGACTATGGTGATAGTTGGCGTAAACGAGGTGGTGTTGGTGCTTATATGATGTTAGCTCGTAAGTGGGATCGCATTGAAAACCAAGTTGTTGAAAAAGGTTGGGATATATTTAAGTCCATAGAACAAGACATACGACCCGAAGGTATACTTGATGATATTAAAGACTTGCGACGTTATTTATTATTAGTAGAAGCACATATGCGAACAAAGGATAAATGAACAAAGTAAACTTAGATACAAAGGCAATAGCCTCTTGTGAGGAATGTAATGTTCGTATTGAAACTACTTTCCGTAAATTAAAAAATAAGTGGAACATCTGTATGAGATGTGGCACACCAATGAAAGTGAGAGTAAAAGAAGATGCAGTTCCCGTTGTTCACACCACCGACTGAGTGGGTTATGCCAGATGGCTATCCTAACTTAGCACATGCAAAAGAAGTAGCTATTGACTTAGAAACTAGAGACCCTAACTTACTATCACACGGTAGTGGTTGGGCTAGAGGTGATGGCGAAGTTATAGGGGTAGCCGTATCTGCTGGAGCTGACTCATGGTACTTCCCAATACGACACCAGAATGGTGGCAACCTTGACCCCAAACAAACACTCGCATGGGTAAAAAATTTATGTAGTGTTGACCGTGATTATATTATGCACAATGCTTTGTATGATGCTGGATGGTTATGGCGAGAGGGTATTGATATAAAAGGTAGGATTATTGATACCATGATAGTAGGAGCACTACTTGATGAAAATAGATTTAGTTATGCTCTAAATGCACTTGGTCGTGATTATCTAGGTGAACGTAAGAATGAAGCAGAACTTAATGAAGCCGCTCAGTCTTTTGGAGTCAATGCTAAAAGTGAGATGTGGAAACTTCCTGCTCACTTTGTTGGTGCTTATGCAGAACAAGATGCAAGTTTAACATTAAAGTTATGGAAACGGTTCCAGACTGAGATGGTTAAAGAAGATATTAACGATATATTTACACTGGAAACTAATGTGCTCCAAGTCGTATTAGCTATGCGAAAACAAGGAGTTAGAGTAGATTTAGAAAAAGCAGAAGTGTTAAAGGATAGACTAGAAAAGCAAGAGCAAGAAGTATTAGCTTCTGTAGGTGGTCAGGATATTGATATTTGGGCGGCTCAGTCCATTGCGAAAGCATTTGATGAAGTTGGGCTGAAGTATCCTAGAACGCAAAAGATAGATGCACCAAGCTTCACTAAAAACTTTCTAGCTAACCATGAACATGAGTTACCTCGTGCAGTCGTTAGGGCAAGGGAACTAAATAAAGCTAGAACTACATTTATTGACACAATACTCAAACACCAACATAATGGTAGAATATATGCCGAAGCTCACCCTCTGCGTAGTGATGGTGGTGGCACGGTCACTGGTAGATTTAGTTATACTAATCCTAACCTTCAGCAAGTTCCTGCAAGGAACGCTGAGATAGGTCCAATGATACGCAGTTTGTTTTTACCTGAGGAAGATAGTTTGTGGGGGGCATTTGATTATAGTAGCCAAGAGCCTCGCCTAGTTGTTCATTATGCTGGATTGATGAAGTTTACTGGTGCAGAAAAGTTTGTTGCTGAGTATGCAAAAGATAAAATGACTGACTTCCATCAACTCGCCGCAGATATTGTTGGAGTCCCAAGGAAACAAGCAAAAGATATTAACTTAGGTCTGTTCTATGGAATGGGTAAGAATAAATTAGCAGAACAGTTAGGTTTGGAATATGAAGATGCACAAGAACTCTTCGCTGAGTACCATGCCAAAGTTCCTTTCGTACAAGAGTTAGCAACTTTTGCTATGAATAAAGCTAGTAAGAAAGGTGTAATACGAACACTGCTAGGTCGTAAGTGTAGGTTTGATAAGTGGGAACCAAACATGTATGGAACATTTAAACCACTGCCTTATGAAGATGCGTATGCTGAACATGGTCCAGCTATCAAAAGGTGTTTTACTTATAAAGCCCTCAACAAACTTATACAAGGCTCAGCCGCAGATCAAACTAAACAAGCAATGGTCGCTTTACATAAAGAAGGAATATTACCAATGATACAAGTACACGATGAACTTGACATAAGTGTAACGAGTGAAAAGCAATGTAAACAAATACAAGAAATTATGGAGGAGTGTGTAACTCTACAAGTGCCAAGTGTGGTAGATGTTGAGCTTGGTAATAGTTGGGGTGAGGCAAAACAAACACTCAGCGATAAACCATGGACAAGAGGATTAGATAGTGGACACAGTGAGCAACCAAATTAATTATGATAAGATTGAAACTATATATGATGCACAATTTATTAATCGGTATCACACCGTACCACTTGGCGGATTGAGGCAAACTGTGGGTGCTCACTCTTATGCTGTCGTAGTTTTACTAGACCAACTATGGGATAACTGCTCAAAGAATCTGTTACTCTCTGCCCTCTACCACGATGTGCCTGAGATAGTATTAGGTGATATCCCAGCGACGGCTAAGTGGGAATACCCTGAGGTAAAGAAAGCATTTAAAAAAGCAGAAGACAAAGTAGCCAAGGATCTAGGTATAAACTTTGTGTTAACAGAACGTGAAACAAACAGACTTAAAATGGCAGATATGCTAGAGTTAGTCATGTACTGTCATAAACTTAATGATAGTAATCCTCGCATGAAACTTATTATGCAGACTGGGGTTAACTACCTTATGGACAATTACTCTTCGCTCTCTGACTTTGAACCAGTCAGGCAAGTATTACGACATTTAAAATTAATCATTTGAACACTTAGGTGTTTACATTTTTAAAGTCCTGCCTTTATAATATAGCATATTTGTAATAAAGGAGGTTTACTATGGATTTACAAATTATTGATTGTTGTATTTGCCACAAGCAAATAGAACCAGACCGTACCGAAAGTGGTGAAATATATTGGACACAAGGTAATGATGCCATGCCAATACACGACGGTAGATGTTGTAACAAGTGTAATGCAGAGATCGTTGTCCCTGCTAGGTTTACTGAAATTAAACTAAGAGGTGGCACATGAGTATCAATCAAGAAATGGCTGAAGTATATGAAGAGTACTTGCGTGACCACATACAAGAATATGTGGTTACTGAGTTTTTAGGTAGAGGTAAATATAAGAAAACACACTTCAACCTAAATGAAGGCTACAAGGCTCAACAGTTTGTCGACCAACTAAAAGAGCAAGGTGGCAAAGCTATGCTCTACGGTATTTCATTACCACCTGATCGCACTCTACCTATTCAGGTGACACTATGAACATATTTATGTTGGATAGCAGTATGGACAAATGTGTTCAGTATCATTGTGATAAACACATTGTCAAAATGCCATTGGAAACTACGCAGATGGTTTGCACAATCGCACGGAAGTTAGGTCTCAATCCACCATATTTACCAGTTCATGCCAAGCATCCATGCACTCTGTGGGGTGGTATGAACAAACGTAACTTTGTATGGTTGCGAATGTTTGGGATAGCACTTTGTCACGAATATACTTTTAGGTATGGCAGGAAGCATGACTGTGAAAATGTGTTGTATGATGTTGATTGTCAGTGCTGGGATTATTTACCACACGGTGATTATACTGATCCACCACAAGCCATGCCCGATCAATACAAACACCCTGATGTGATTGAAGCTTATCGCAGATATTACTATTTTGAAAAAAGTCGGTTTGCAAAATGGACAAAGCGACCTAAACCCTTTTTTATGGAGGAAGGATATTATGAAGCCCTTAGAGCCTAATTTTGAAATATATGACCTTAACGGTAAGTTTCTTGTTCGTTATGTGAAACCACAAGATACTTTTGCACGAAGACATGTGACTGACAGTATGGAAAACGCCTTGAGGTTTATACAATCATTTTATGAAAAACCTAACACTAATCGTGTCGTGCAGTTTAAAAAAACTGATGCTGATAAACCACGCCACCCATATGATCGTGATGATAACTTTTGGGAAAACCAAGAAGGTATGACAACACGAACACCAGTTGGTAATGAGTACGATGATATTTATGAATTTACATTGGAGCGTGATGATGACAAAACTGACTGATGAAGTATGGCAGGACTTTTACGATTTTGTTTTACAAAATGCTTGGGATAAAAAACCTAAGAGTAAAATAGAGTTAGCTAAAAAGTATGGCGTCCGTATAAATACTATTAGTAGATGGATTGATAAGTTTAAACTGCATAAGTATATTCGCGATGGCAGGTCTGGTGTTCACTCACACAATAAAGTAGATAGGAACTTGCAGATATACGAAGACTATTGGAAGGGAAACAAGACTCTTGCGAAGTTAGGTGCAGAGCATAATATGTCACGTCAACGTGTTCATACCATCGTAAGAACTATGGAACAACACAGATTAAATGGACAACTTTAAACTTGTACTCACGCATCTATTTGGTACTATTAATTATATATTAACAATGTCTCGTAGAAAGGGGATAACATGAAAAATGCAATACAATCAGATGCTAAGATACGTCAGCATCTACCAAAGCAAGTGGCTCCTGGACCACTCCAACTCACACAAGAGTGTATGGAATTAAGTGGTAAAATTCAAGTGCTTACGGAGGATTATTTATTCACTACTATATTTATGGAGTATATTAAAATGAAAGATCCAGCCTTGTACAATCAGGGCAGGATAGTTGCTGAAGCTACACTTAGAAAGGATGCAGAACAATGAGGCATACTTTTAAAGTTACATATCCCGATGGGGATATGGAATATTGGCATAACTCAATAGCTGAAGTTATACCTGAGCTGAAGCGTGTACAAAAGCTTCATGATAATAAGGTGCAAATTGATTTAGTTCCATGGATGCCATCGGCTCCATGGGGTTATCATAAACCAGTTATAAAAGTTTCGGGGAGGAGGGAACGCTCCTTTCGTAAAACACGACGGTGAGTAGCGTGTTGAAGGGTGTGGATGCACATGTAGAGTGGCTCCCAGAGGAGTTTTTTCAGATTTTACTCCGTTATGAAACGCATCTGCATGTGGACGCCTTAGTAACGTACTGAGCATTAGTAGGTTTGCTCAGGTAGGCTGATGGTTACGTTCCCTCGTTAAAAAAGGTTAGCAACCGAATCCACACCATACTCACACTTTTATTAATCTATTATAGAAAGGAATAGTAATGTCAGTAACAATAAATGGTAGTCGCAGTAGAACCGACCAACAACCTAGACGTATTGTGTCTACTCGTATTTTAATACAATGGAATGATTCACCTAAGGAAGAAGTAAGTCACCACGACATGCCTGAGGGTGTAGCAGAAAGTTATGACCGTTGGTTAGCTATGATCGAGGATGAAGAAAATGCAAAGAGGGGCTTATGATTTGTTGGGCTATCGTAATATTATTTATCGTTTGGATATTTTTGTAATACCTCAGGCACTATCACTTGGTATAATTAAGTATAGCAAACAACAAGGAGGTCGCTATGCAAGGTGAAAAACAAACAGAACCCTCTATTATTATTAAGGGTGAGGAAACTATTAACGATCTTAAGTACATACAAGAAACTATACTTAATAATCAAGGTATAAAGATTGGTTTGCAACAAGTCGTTAACCACTTAATCCACCACTACTTAAAGGAGCGTTGATATGGGTGTACCACAAGAAGGTGAAACGTATTTAGATGCGTTAGAAGGTCGTGACCTTATGTATCATTTACTTGAGTTATATGAAAAAAATGAAATAGAAGGTGACAACCTCACTCAGTTCATGTGTGACAACATAGACGAGCAAGTAGTAGTTGATTATATAAAAGAATGTTTAGGGGAAAGGATTAAAGAATATGACGATACCTAATTATATGGGTATAGATCTACCCACACTTGATCGTGCCATTGTTAAATGGCACAATGATCGCAACCTAATTGATGGTAGCACCGATCAGGCACAACTAGCAAAGCTCACCGAGGAAGTCGGTGAACTAGCAAGAGCATTGCGTAATGAAAAGCCTGGAGCAAATTATCAAACTGCTGATGCTATTGGTGATATATTAGTTGTGTTGATTAATATAGCAGAACGTAACAGTCTTGATTTACGGATATGTTTACACAGAGCGTTCAACGATATTAAAGAACGTAAAGGTAAATTAGTTGACGGCATTTTTGTAAAGGAGGAAGCCGATGGGTAAAGTAAAACAATTATGGCAAGATGAGATTGATAAAGCCATTGGTGAGTACCATGATGAAGTCAGTCTAGATTTTGGTTATGCTAAAGAAGCTGAAGCATTGCAAAAAGCTATGAAAAGATTAGTTAGCAAACTTCATGCTTGTGGATGCACTACTGATCATATTGAGCAAATAGTAGATACCGAATGTCCCTAAACGACGAACTTGATGATATCCTTAGGGAGTTTGCCGAAGCTCAAGGTATAAAGATGGAAGAGGTTACGGTTGAGCCTCTTCCTAAACTTACTACGACTCCCCTACCACCACTCAAATATCGTGCTAAACATTTGATTGATGATGGTATAGGTGCAAGAACAGTTAAAAATAAACGTAAAAAGAAATATAAGAAGAAACAAGAACCTTACATACGGTCAGCCAGACTGCAAGAAACAAATAATAGTAAATCAAACTATAATATGTTTACTGCAACGACTGAGGAGCGGATTGAACCCTTTCATCGTGAGTCATTACTACATTGTATGTTAGATGAAGTACCAAGATGTTATTGTTGTGGAGCTCCGCCCCCGACCATTGGCGAGTTCTTTTACTCTATGTTCACATTGATTTACAAGTGTGATTCTTGCTACAAAGTATTCCCTCATTATTTCTCCATGAGAAAAGCCTATCAGCAACAAAACCTTTTCTATCCCACAAAACAAAAGACAAAATAATGGTACCTCATGGTATATCATGGGTTATTATTAAATTATAAAGTAAATTTAACATCAAAGGAGTTAGTCATGTCAAATAAATATTGGGTCGGTGATCCCACAGACTTACAACATTACCAACCTGAGTGTCCTACCGAAACACCACCAGAAATAGATGATATCACGTGGGAGCGTTTTGGTGCTTATCCAGCAGAAATGGTTGGTGATAGCCATGTTGCTGATGGTCCAGCTTTTGATAATTCTTTATTTTACGCATGTCAGGACGAAGTCTACCAATATACCATTATTTGTTGGGGGTCTATGATGGGTTCTACCTATCATGTAATGCGTATGCCAAAAAATCCAGATAATCATTAGGAGGTAACAATGGATAAATTATATGCAACTGGTGTCATTTATGACGAAGATGGTAGTGTTCGTGAAATATTTCAACACGACAACGAAAAAGACGTTCACGATATGATGGCTTATGTTTTAAGTATCAGTAGTAAAAATTTAAGATCTGAGTACATAGGTCGTATCAACGGTGCTTACAAAAACGGTGAGGGTAAAACCTATCACTTTGAAAAAGGTAAGTTCATTAAAACTAAAGAGTGGAGGCAGTCATGATATTAGAATGGTGGGAAATACCTTTTCAATGGGAGGACGACTAATGCAATACGAAGTAAGAACCATGCCCGATGGGGTGTATGTGGTAGTGGCTGATGGCAAAACAGTCACCCAACATAATTCCTATGCCGACGCACAAAGGGTCTCGGATCATATGAATAAATTAGCAGAGCACAAAAAAGAGCAGAGTTTGCTATATAGTACTGAATTGAAATCAGAGTGAAAAACAAAATCAGATATTATAATATACAATATCTTAATATCGATTATTTCCGTTTCGCGACAACAAGTGGAGTTCTTCGGCGAGGATAAGATTTCACTTGTTGCTTCTATTATGCAGAGTTATATAATATAGACATGGCTAGAGCTAAAGTAACACATAGACCTAAACTAGAAGTGGTCGCTAATCCTAAAGTAAGTTTTGGATTGACACCCAAACAAGAAAAGTTTTGTAAAATCTACGCAACTCAGGAAGTAACACAGACTGAGGCGGCGATTGAAGCTGGATATGCGAAGTCCAATGCTCATGCGATTGCTAGTAAGATGTTGAACGGCAGGGACTTTCCGCAAATCTTGGATAGGATTCATCAACTTAAGATTGAACTACAACAGAAATATGAAGTTACTTTTGAAAGTCACGTTCGTAAACTATCACAAATACGAGACGATGCGATGGCTAACCAGAATTACGCATCTGCTGTCGCCGCTGAAAAAGCTAGAGGTCAGGCGGCTGGATTGTATATTGATAGAAAAGAAATATTACACGGACGGATTGACCAAATGAATCGTGATGAAGTCATGGACGAAATCAAACGTATTCAGGAAGAGTTCCCACAATTAATAGAACATTCAGCAGATAAAAAAAGTAATCGTAATGAGTAATTAGGTGTTTACAATGACGAAGTTATGTAGTACTCTATTAGCATAACTTAAACAACAAAACTCGTAGAAAGGAGTTTATTATGGCTAAATCAGCTTTAAAGGTAAAGGCACCTCAAAAGCCTATCGTTTTCACTGGTATTACTAGCTTATCAGCTGAGCGTATTAAATCCCGTGAGGGTGTTACCGTTGCAGATATCACTGCTTTTGTTCAGCAAAATGCTGGGGGTAATATCAACAATGTTGGTGTTCGTCTTGTTGAGGGTGTTAACGTCAAGGACAAGTTACCTTTTCCGTGGGAAAAACAAAAAACCTTATATGAGGAAAATGGCACAGCCAAATCTACCCTCCGTGCTAAGGTTGTCTGGCAATTAATTAATTGTCAACAAGGTAAAGATCCTCTTACTTTAGCTATGGTAGATCAATACCATAAATCAATTAAGGCAAGATCGTTTCACGCTTTAATTGACGCTCTTAACGGTGGACAGTCCGCTAAGTCTACTTCGTGGGGTAAAAACTTCGTAGAGTTATACGTCATCCCTAAACAATAAACATCAGCCCCCAGTTTTAGGACTGGGGGTTTTTTTAGACCTAACAAAATGATTAAACCTGAAACAAAATTTTGGAATATTATTAAAAAACAGACCGAGGGAATGTGTCACTGGACTAGGCTAGAATCCTACACGGCGACTGGAATACCTGACCTGAGTGGATGCTATAAGGGGAACGAAGCTTGGTTTGAATTAAAGGTTTTGACAACAAGAAACGACAAGAGTTACCCAACATTTAGACCATTGCAGATTGCTTGGCAGACCTTAAGAACTCAGCATGGAGGTCGGGTTTATAACTTGGTTCATCATCCTTCCTCCCAGATGCTATTAATTATTGATGGAAAGAACCTTGGAGCGAGGTTGATGGATGGTGACGTTTCGTACGATGCAAAGCGACCGATCAACATGGATCAAAACGCATGGCAAGTCTTATTTTCTCAAATGTTCTCGGGA